TCACAAATTTGACCCTTTCTGTGATCTATCCCCCAACGTATCCCCCAGGCCTTTTATAAAGCTCCTCACCTCGGCTGGATCGACGAAGGACATTGATCCCCGCTTGTAGATCCTGATCTGGTCGGCAGCTGCCCAGCGATACAGGGTGGACCGGTGGACGCCGAAGGCTGATTGCGCCCGAGAGACTCGGACCATTACTGGTGATTGATCGGTCATGTCGATTCCCTCTTCGCTCTGATGATTTTTCCAAGTTCCAGTTGGGTGACTTCTTTTGCCCCAGCCTCGACAGCGCGCTTGCGCTTGGTCAGCGCGATGTCGAAGTGCTCATGGTGGATGCCTGCCTTTTGCAGCCATTTGCGCTGGACGCCGATCTTGTCAGCCATGGCCAGTAGTTCTTCGGGCGTGTCGGCGACCATGTGGCACATCTTCATCCGTCCAAACGGGGCCTGCATGTTGTCGACGTAGGTACTCATGTCGACACCCCGTTCCATTCGACGCCATCGAGGAGGCGACCGGCGCGGGCTTTGCCGATGCGGCGCATGACGTGGAAGCGCTCACCGTGAAACCCGCGACCCCCTTCAAGGTTTATCCATCGCGTCTTCCCTCGATCTTTGTAGTCGTTGCTATAATCGGCTCTCCAATCTGGATCATCTTGCTCACGGTCAACGGCAACCGCCCACTCGCCCCACTGCTTAAACAGGAATGGCGTACCGGCTGCGGCACACTGATCGCGCAGGCTGCGGATCCAGTCGGGATGCGTCGGGCGGGCGTGATGGCCGCTCTCGCCGCCAACAATCACCCAGTTGATCCAATTGCACAGGTTTACATTCAGGCGACCGTTCACAGGGCGGGCCTGTGTCGGCCAATCAACCTTTTCGGGCGGCATCCAGAATTTTCCACGCAGCGCATCTATGTAAGAATGCGCTAGGCCAGATGGATCCGGAATCGCTGTCAGATCAACCGGCCCCAGCAGCGGTTCCATCGACAAGCCAATCCACGGGATCTTGAGACGCGATCCCAATTCTAGCAGCTTCGGAATGTCCCGGTCAGCTTCGGCTTGATTGACGACTGTGATCATCAGACCGATGTGCTTAGGCCAGCCGCCCATCTGCTTCGATGCCCATGCAGGCGGGATCATCTGGAACACGTTTCCGATGCGTTTGGTCAGCAGCTGGGGCCGGGTGTTGGTCGCGGATGTCAGTTCCTTGAACGCTTCTGCCCGCCAAGCCGGGTCAACCGCGTTGTCGAAGATGTCCGAGAGGCTGGAACAGAATACGCGCGGCCAGCGGCCATGCTTGGCGTTAAACTGTTCGGCCTCTCGGTTGATCTTGCGCAGCTTGGCGATGCCGCCTTTGACATAGCGGCGTGGTGCGCCCGGACCCCAGTGTTTGCCGCCTGTGAACCGCGTATCACGCGCCTCGGCATAGCAGTGGTCGCAGCCTGGGCCGACCTTCTGGCAGCCTTCCCAAAAATTAACGGTGTAGTCCGTCCATTCGATTTTGGTTTGCTGGGTCATGCCTTCGCCTCACTTTCATGATTGTGCTGATCGGCCTGAACCGCCAGATGCCCGCAATTCGCGCTGACAAGCGCCTCTGCCAGATCCGGACAAACGGAGTTGCCACAGCAGCTGACCTGCACCGACTTCGAAAACGGCAACCATGCCCATTCATCGTCAAACTGCTGCCAGACGCCCTCAATCACGTAGTCTTTGGGAAAACCCTGGGCGTTAAACAATTCACGCGGGGTCAGCATCCGCATCCCAATGTCCACAACGACGTAAGATGCGCCGTCGATTTCGATGGTGACAAACTCGCGTGCATCCCAAGCGTCATGGGCGCGCATGAAGTCTGCAACCTCGCGGGCACGCTCAACATACTCCTCTGTGAAGGGCGGGGCTTTAAGCTCAGCCTCGACATGCCCGAAGCGGTCGTTGACGGTGACAGTGTGGCAGGGTTCATCCATAGTCGCGCCCGTGCCCGCCCCGTAGTATTTGGCGAAGAACGCTGCGATTGGCGTCTGGTGGCTACCGGATCCTGCAATGGTGGAAATCGGCTTGGATACATCATGACCGCAGTTTGCATCCATGCGGGGCCCGCCGTTCTGTTGTGCCAGGTAGACGGCAGCAGTGGCGTGTTTGATGCCTCCCGCCACTACAGTTCCCAAGGGCTTTCCTATATCTAGGGAACGAGGTGCTTGCCCCGGTGCCTCACCGTATCCAGCCTGAATAAGGGTTGGGATGATTACCGCGTTCTGATCTTTGCTGCTCGCGCAGATGGTGTGGTGCGGATCACTGACAGAGCGATTTGCGCCACCCTGTTGAGCGTATGTCAGCACCGGGGCCACCACGGCATGATGCCCGCCGCCAGCGGTGACAGTCTTGAGCGGGCGATCTGGTTTGCCTTCGCCGCCCGCAGTGTTTGACGTGTAGAGGTGCGAGAGGATCGGGGCGATTAGAGCGTGCCGGTTTTCGACGGTCACAGTGCGCAAAGGCTCTTGCAGATCCGCAACGCGCTTTGAACGACCGTCGGTGTGTCCGTAGAAGGTGGCCAAGGCCGGGGCGATCATCCCAAGGGGGGCAGCGCCGCCTGGGCGCTTGATGAAGCTGTTCGCCGTGATGGTCGACATCGGTTCACGCATATCCTGACCCGTCGCGCCACCGTTGAACCGCGTGATCGACGGGGCCACGACTGCCTTTTCACCGCGCTTCGCGCCCGTGATTGTGCGGAAAGGCTCCCCAGCGTCTTCGTTGCGGCCGCCGTGCGTGAGGTTGACGATGAAGGGCCGGTCAGCGTCGATCACATATCGTTTCATCCCGCGCGCAACGCGGGCCATCGTGTTGTTGGCCAAGGGACGCACAGCCGTCAGCCCGAGCTTTGTCTTGATCTGCTCCTTGGTATCAAAGATGGACGGACAGGGATGCGACCAGTCGATGCACTCCGCCGCAGTGCGCCAGGGCAACCGATGACCGCGCTTTACGTGCCAGCTATCCGGTTCCCCATGCGTGGGCTTGGGCCAAACGATCGGTCGACCGTCCCGGCGCGCAATCATGAAGAACCGCTTCCGGATGGTTGGTGCGCCATAGTCGCAGGCACGAAGCTCGCGCCACTGGACCTTGTAGCCAGCCTTGCGCAGCCGCTTTACCCAAAGCTCGAAGGTCTGGCCTTCCAGTTCCTTGATAGGTTGCCCCTCGTTGCCGATAGGCCCCCAGCCGCGAAACTCCTCTACGTTCTCCATCAGGATCACGTCAGGGCGCACTTGCTCAGCCCACCGCACAACGATCCATGCCAGGTCGCGGATATTGCGATCGCGGGGCTTGCCGCCCTTGGCCTTCGAGAAGTGTTTGCAGTCAGGGCTTGCCCAAAGCAGTCCAACCGGACGGCCAGCCGCCACCTCAACAGGGTCAACCTCCCAGATATCGTTCGAGAGGTGCAGCGTTTCAGGGTGGTTGGCAGCGTGAAGGGCTAGGGCGGCAGCATTGTGGTTGATCGCCACGTCCGGACTGCGCCCAAGGGCATGCTCAATGCCAGTGGAAGCGCCGCCGCCACCAGCAAAGCTGTCGATGATCAGGGGAAGCGCAGCATTCATGAGCCTGACATCTCCCGCTGATTCCGCTCCTCAATCTCGCGACGTATCTCCTCTTCCTGCTCGGGAGTAAGGCGAGGGGCATCGTCAGATGGCAGCCCAAAAGGGTCATCGCTCAGATCATTTTCCGCTTCAGCATCGGCCTCCTTTGCCATGCGCTGACAATCATCGATGATGGTTTTGACCAGCGGCCGGACATCAGGGTTCGCCTGCCACCATTCGGTGAAAGCCTTGGTCCCTTTCCGAGCTTCGGCGCGGGCAGCATCAAGGGTCTCTTTGTCTTTCTGGCGGTCACCTTGGCTCATGGCCCAGTCAGCCATTGCGCGGCCCGTGTCCTTCCCCATGGGGCGGCGAACGTCCAGCAGGCCTTTGAATTGGTCTGCCACCTTGATCTGATGAACGGGGCAGCCCGGGGCCGATGGATCGAGAATGATCATCGTGGTCATTTCGAACATCAGATCGCCGTCGCTGGCTGGATCCCAAGGTACATCTGCGCGCCGCGTCTTGGTCGCGCGGGCGTTGGTTTCTTTCCAGCCGGTCTTTGCCGACTTTTCCTGCATCACGGGCTTCGCTCTGGTGCAGATGATGATGTTGCACTTGGCGCGCACAATGCGGTCGATCAGGCGGCGGTAACGTGGTTTGACCTCGGCCCAGGCAAGCTGGCTGCGCTGGTTCTTCTTGCTGTCGTCTCCACCCGTTAGGCGGTCCAACACTTGGGCCTGCAGGTCGAGGACACCGCCAACGCCTTCCCAAGCGTGGCTAAAGCTGTCGAGGATCACAACCGGCAGCTTTGCCTCTTCTGCAGCATCAATCACCTGAATCCAGCGTTCGGGGCCGAAGCCGACCATATTGCCGTCATCGTCGACGGCTTTCATGTCGTAGTGAACCATCTGAGGGAACGCGGCCTTGTAGTGCAGGGCGCGACGATTTTCGGTATCGACATACCCAATAGGGGCATCGGCCTTGCCGGTGACGCGCTCAGCGATGCCGACAGCCATCAGCAGTGCGGTGTAGGTCTTGCCGGTGCCTGAGCCGCCTGACAGGCCGATTGCCAGCGTCAGCGGGTCGTTAAGTTCGGAAACGGGGGTGAATCTGATCATTCCCATCGGGTCATTCTCCTGCGTGTCTGAAGGGTTCGGGGGATTGCCACTGCCGCGCCATCTCAAGCACGTCTTTGCCGGTGCGGCTCTTGTGGTCGAGTTCGACGCTTTCGCGCTCAAGCCAACGGGTGTGGAAGAATTCGGGGAGTTCGATGCGGTGAACGCCCAAGGGGTAGCCCGGCCAATCGTCAACGCTGAGGCAGTTTGCCCACATTGCGCGGGCCCGAGCGATCTTCTTGCGGGCCATCATCATGGAGTCTGGCCCGACCTCGATCACTGCAACCTCGTAAGGGGCGGACTTCTCTTGGAAGATGAAGCGGAACAGCCGATCTTCGCCAGTCGCCGCTTTCCATGTGTCGAGATAGTGCGCAGCCTGAACGTCGTAGCCGTAGTTCATCACTGCCCGCATGGCGGCGTCCGGGCTGGCGTCGGTGGTGGTTTTGAAGTCGTAAAGGGGTTGGCGCGCATCGCCGGGGGCGTTGTCGACCATGGCGCGGCACCATACGCCGTCAAGCTGGGCGAGGGCGGCCACCTCAGAGTGAGCCGGATCCAGATCGATATTTAGTGCGGTCAGCTTTTCCGAGATTTTGGCCCGCATGGCCTCGATCTGCAAAACCTCCTCGGATTTCAGCGGGGTCAGGCCAGCTTCGCGCGCAGCCTCGATGAATTCCTTTGCAGCCTTGGTTGATGCCGCCCCATTGCTGGCGAGGATATCGTCAGGGATGGCGCAGAAATCAGAGCCAGCGCCGAGGGTGGCCCGGTGGGCAGCGCGACCAATGTCGAACGTCTTGCTATCCTTTGGCTCCCAGTCAGGGTTTAGGCGGGGTGAGGCCGTCCAAGCATGCAGCGGCGACTGCGCAAGCATGATCTTGGCGATGGTGCTGGACAGGGACGGGGCTGGGGCCGGATCGGCGTGATAGACGTCAGCGTCAAGTTGATGGATGCCGGATTGGAGTGGGGTTTGGGGGCTCATATCCGAACCTCCACGTGACCGATCTGGCCAGTCATGATGGCATCCGCGATCAGCGCAGCTGTGGCCTCATCTGTGAAGCCGTTCATGCTGGTTGCGATATCGTCGCGGATCCGTTTGCGGTGCGCCTGATCGGCCTCCCGCTCGGCGCGAGCTTCATTGGCTTGGCGCTGCTCCTCGGCGATCCGGTCGCGTTCACGTTGGGCGGCGGCTTCCTCGCGGGCTTTGGCCTCCTCGAGCTCGCGGGCATGTCGTTCCTGCGCCTCCTGCTCACGGCGTGCGGCGTCTGCCTTCTCGGTTTCGATCCGGCGCGTCTCGGCTTGCTCCGCCTCGATCCGGTCGGCCTCAGCCTTCTCAGCGGTCAGACGTTCGGCTTCACGGCGCGCGGCTTCCTCGGCATCCTTGCGGGCGCGTTCTTCGGCTTCGGCCCGCAGGCGGGTCAGCTCTGCAGCATCCGCCTCGCGCTGTTCAGCTGCGGTAAGCAGACTGCGATAGTGGCTGAGCGCCTGTTCGTGCTTTGCCGCGGCAATCGGCTGGAATTCCTCCCACTCACCACCGACCGACATATTCTCAATGTCGCGCAGAAGGTGGCGCACCTGTTCAGCAGTCGAACCTGCATCTGCGCGGTTCAGATTGAAATGATCCAGCGCCTGCTTGTGGTTTGAAGTCCGCGCTTCCTCAGCAGCATCCCACTCCTCTGCAGGTTTTTTGATCTCATCACGCAGCGCGGCCAGCCGGTCCTCCGCCAGCTTTCGACCGGCGTTCACCGCGGCAATCTCTTTGCGCTGCGCCTCCGTCAGAGCCTTGCCTTGGCGATCAAGCTCAGCCTTCTTGCTGCTTACCGTATTGGCCAGAGAGCGCAGAGCTTTGCGGCCCTTGGCTGTGCTGGGATCGTGGGTCAGCGCCTCGGCTCGGGCAGCCGCTTCCAGCTTCGCAATGATCGGGTCCAGCGCGTTCTCGCCCTTGAACAGGCCGATCAGGTCAGTCTGTGAAGGCAGGGCGAGCGCAGTGCCTGTTTCCATGGGGGATTGGTCGTTCATGCAGTGGTCCTTTCGGGAAGATGCAGGGGAGCGGGCTGATCAATCAGCTGGTCAGTTTCGCCACACATGCGGCGCAAAACACTTCGGTCTTCAGGTGCTACGTTGGGATCGCGCATCGCGGCCTTGCAGACGGCGTAGATGTCGCTGTTGAGCTTGCGCAGGGCAGTTGCGTAATCCATCAGCACGCCCCGCAGTTTGTGGCGCGATTCAGTTGGCGCGCGATTTCATTATTCGCTCCGGCGGTTGCCAGATGCGCAAAGGCAAGCGCGGCAAAGAACGTAACAACCAAGATGATTTTACGCCGTGCCGCGCGGCGGCGGGCTTGCGCTTTTGTCGGCGGGTGGCCCCATGTGCTGCAGTGGTTCATTGCGGGGTCTCCTCGTGGAATTCTGCGCTGTGTTCGGCATCGCGGATGGCCTTGCGCTCTATCCGGTCGGCCTCGAATTTCAGGTCGTTCATGTATTGGGCATCGGTCTTGATGCGGCGAAGACTGGCGAGGATGCGGCGGATCACAGCTCGGCCTCCCGCTCGGCGCGCTCATTGTCGTCACGAGTCTGCGCTGCTTGCTGGGCCGGGCTCACGGTCTGGCACTTTTCACACCAATGATCGCCGTCGTTGTCGGTCGCAGCATCGTCGAGCGGCAGCGCCACATCGCAACCCGCGCATTGAACGTGCGCGTCTGTACAGCTGTTGCAACAAGGGCCGAGATACCGGGCCTTCATCGCGTCGTTGTGGGTGTCCCAGTATCCGGACACGTCCATGTCGGAGGGGAACAGGGTGTCGTCATTGCAGCAAGCGCAGGTGCAGCAGCCGTCGAGCGGCAGCATGTGGCGCGAGATCACGGCTTTGCTGATGGTGTGGTGAATGCTCATCGTCTCTCTCCGTCGCAGCGTGGTGCTGTGGAGAAAGGAGTAATGTAGGATTTAACCTACGTCAATAGGAAGTGTAGGAAATATCCTATTATTACAGCAGGCCTGGCTAAACACCTGTTGGGCCGCGGTGCCGGCGCAAAGAAAAACCCGCCGGAGCGGGTTGGGTTGAAATCTGGTCCTACTGGAGTACTAAATGAAACACCCCCGCCGAAGCGAGGGTGTTCATCGCAATTCAGTCGCGGAGCTAGGCTTGCGATCACCAAGGCTCCGAGGCCAAGCGGTATTAAGGCTTGGACTTAAGTGCCGGAATGACCGGCGACGTCTTTAATATGGGGCATCGGCTGAGATTCTGCAAATCACAATCCCAAGCCGTTTCTGACACAATCACGCACTTTCTCTAAAACATCTTCATCAAGCACCCGTACGTCATAGACCCTTTGGCTATGGTCCCAATGCGAAAAGAGCAGCCGGAGACGCCGAAATGCGACCGTCAAAACCATGTCTCCCTTAACCCACATTTCGGGGCTATCATAAGGGTGTGGGAGTGCCGGATCCAACCTAATTTTAATGTTGTGAGGATGGGTTCCGCGTGGAGGTGACGTACTTAGCGGAACAATTGTGCAGAGATTTTGGCGACCAGGTATTGGTGGTGATAGAACGATACACGGCCTACGCTTTACCATTTCAGGTGGTCGGAAACCCTCATTTAAATCAACCCTAACAATGGTCCCGGGCTGGGGATGGCTTATGACTGTCACACCCGATGCGCCAGATCAGCAGGCAGGTGCAGCCGGACGCGGGCGGCCCATTTCAGTTTCACATCGTGCTGATTGTCTGCGCCTGGGTTAAGTGAAATCAGATTAAACAAACCCGGTGCCGACCCTGCGCGCACCTGCTTTACCCAGCCCATCCCGCTCACGTCTTCGCAGACACATATCCGTCCGATCTCGTCAGAAGGCACGCCGTCGGCCGTAGCGCGCGTGTAGAAGAGCAAGTCGCCTGCAGAGTACGTGGGCTGCATGCTGTCGCCGACCACCTCGACGGCAACGACACCCTTCGGCGAAAGAATTGACGGACACTCGACCTGAGGGCCGTCGCCTTTTTCGTACGCATCAAAAACAGGTACCATAGCGCCAGCGCCTACTTGCCCGGCAATGGCCACCGTGGGCCGAGGCTTGGGAGCCTCGCCAACAATCTCCGAAACATCAACCTCGAGAACCTCGGCGATCTTAACAAGGTTTGCGAGCGTCGGGTTTTTGGTTTTCCGTAAAATAATGTCTCTGACGCCAGTAGCGCTCATGCCAGCTGCAAGCGCAACTGCACGATTATTGGTGCCGCGCTGCTTTACGAGCGCGTCGATCCGATCTGCTATCAATTGGCCAATCTCCATGTAGTACTTTTCCTACATAGCGCATGTATCTGCAAATAGGATAAATCCTCTTTACAGAGTAGGATATATCCTACATATTGCATCGCATGATGATGGATACATTCAAGACAGAAATTGAGGCTTACCTTCTTCAAGCAGGCATGAAGCCTTCGAAGTTTGGTCGAGAATTCCTCAATGACCCCGGATTTGTCTACCGGCTTCGTGAAGGTGGCGAATGCCGCCCGAGCACGATTGAAAAGGTGCGGAAAAAAATGGGCAAGAGCCGCGCTGCTCGCGGTGGCGAAGAAGCCGCCTGATGTGCCTTTGCTCAATGCTCCCAAGTTTTTCCACATTCCCAGAATCTGCTCTGGCCCGCGCCGTGCAGCAAGAAAACAGGGTTTCCCATGCGTAAAGTTTACGAAGGTGCAGCGATCCGGTCGCTCTATCGCCAGCTGGTCGAGGACTTCGGTGGCTTCGATGCTGCCGCGGCGTTCCTCGGGCACTCAAAGGGTACGATTTCAAAGCAGTGCTCTGGCGATGCTGCGATCGGTTGCGATAGCTACGGCCCGCTTGAGGATGCTGTGGGGCGCTGGCCGATCACGCGGCTGATGTTTGATCGACTGAAGGGCACCGATGCCGCCGGTCAAGTGAATACCCAAGCGGATCAAGCCTTGCGAGAGGCAGCAGATCTTGCACCTGCGATATTTGCGCTTCTGGTCGACGGCGACCCAGAACCATTGAGGAAGGAAGGGCCCGAAGCGATGGCGGCTTTGGCGGAGCTTATGCGGTCAGTGAATTCGGGGGGTGGATGTGAATAAGCCAGCCTCAGCGCATGGTTTGTCAAGGGCAATCCTAGGCAATCGAAAGCCCCCAACACTGCCAGGGAAATTCCATTTGCAACACAAGCCGCGTGATCCACGTGACCCCTTAGATTTCGACCCCACGCCCGCAAGCGCCACGCAGGCTATACTGCGGGTCGAAGGTGACAGGATGCGGGAAATTGGCGGGCCTGTTTGGGAAAACGCCGTGGGTGCCGGCCATATTGCAAAGGTCTTGCAAGACGACGGGTTCAGCGTGATCGGGTCCGATATTGTCGATCGAGGCTGGCCGGGAACGATTGTGCGCCCGTTCTACTCATGGGACGGCCGCTATGAGAACATGGGCCGCGCGCCTGCAAAGATCATTTTCACAAACCCGCCCTACGGAGAGATAACCACACGCGGACACGGTCGCTGGCTGCGCCACACGTTCGATATGGGCGTGCGCTATGTTGCCATGCTTCTGTCTTGGGAATGGATTGCTGGCCGCATGAACGGGCTGGACGGCCTGCACAATGAGTTCCCCGTGTCGCGTGCCTATGTCTGTTGCTGGAAGATCGACTTTCGTGGGCAAGGACAGGCCCCGCAACGCAACGGTTGGCTCGTCTGGGATCGAGACTGGCAGGGTGAAACCGTGCTGCGCCGTCTGTTCAAAGACGACACGCCCAAAGGTCAGGGGAGGCTATTATGAGCACCCGAGCACACGACTTCATGGTCTGGCGCGCCGGCAACTCCGTTCAATGGGACTGCACCGTTGCCGAGATCGCTGATGAGACGGGGATTTCGATCCCCAAAGTCCGATCGATCTTGAAGCGCCGCGGCTGGGTTTGCCTCGCCGATAACCGAAACACGGACCCGTATGCCTATCTGCATCTGGGCAACCAGCATGGTCATAGCCAGGCGCTGCGCAATCTGGGAGTTGATGTATGACTTTTCGCACAATCGATGTAGCGGGATTTGATGCCTGTCATCTTGCCGAGCAGCCCGCGCCGATGCTGCAATGGGTGCCAATCGACAACCTAGTGATCGACGGCGCATATCAGCGCGAACTTGGACGGCAGAACCTGACAGCAATCCGCAAGATCGCGTCAGATTTCCGCTGGTCAAGGTTTGCTCCAGTTCTGGTAGCACCCGTCGACGGTGGCAGGTTCGCGATCATCGACGGTCAGCACCGAACCCATGCCGCGAAGATTTGTGGTATCAAGTCGGTGCCGGCCATGATCGTGCAAATCGACCCCGCAGAACAGGCGAGCGCGTTTGCGTTCGTCAACTCGGCGACCACCAAGATCACGCCGCATCACATCTATAAAGCGGGGCTTGCGGCAAAAGAGCCATGGGCTGTGAACATGAAGGCGGCCGTTGAGGATGGCGGGTGTGATCTGCGCATGTCGAACGCTTCCACCGCGCACAAAAAGCCGGGGCAAATTTACTGTATCGGCTTGATCAGGGATATCGAAAAGCGCGGATATCTCAGGGCGTTAACGGCAGTTCTTAAAGGGCTGGTTGAATACGACACTTCCGGCCGCGTGCCGCTCTACTCTGACTTCATCATCAGGCCAATGGTCTTCGCATATGCTGAAAGCCAGGATTTTGAAAGGCTCGATGTCGCTGCCTTCTTGCGCGAAAACGACCCCTTCAAGGTCATCAACTTTGTCGATCGGGCAATGGCTGACGAGCAGCTGCAGGGGTCGCGGCAGGTCAACTACCGTAATGCGTTCCGGGTGCAATTTCAGCAATTTCTAAAGGTGAGGTCATGAGCACCGCGCGTCGGGAAGGTGACACCATCGTCATCACCGTGCCGATCGAGGAGGCCCAGAGTCTTCGGGTCGCACTGCAGCCTTGTCTGTGCGGTCACACGAAGAGCGCAGCCACGGCCAGGATCCGAGCACGGTTCGTGAAAGGCATTGGCATGGCAATGGACCATCCGAAACCAAGGGTCGCTGCCGAGTAGCTGCGCTTCAGGAATTTTCAGAAAGGAGACGGTGATGTTGGATCAACAGTATTACGATCTCGGCGAAGTGCGTTCAACGCCTGCCGTTGCACAAGATACGCAATCCAAACCCAAGCCTTTGACGGCAAAAGACTGGTTCAAGGTGATCGGGCCGAGGGTCGGTGACGCGATAAAGCCGTTCCAGTGCGGCGCGCCTTGGACGGCTTTCGCTAAAGATTGCGAGCTGCGCCGTCTCGCTAGGCTGCAAGCCCGGATCGACCGGAAACAGCGGGCATTGGCCGAGCTTAAAACTAACCGTCGGCAGATAATGGTCCGTTGCGTCCGGCGCATGCGGCGCGAGCGGGGTTTGCAGTCGTGACGGATCTATTCAGTACAAAACCAAACCCGCAAAAACTCAAATCGAGCGATATTCGTGCGGGGATGTCGAAGCGGTGGTCTGCACCAGAATGGGCGATCATGTGGGAGGTCGGTGAAGGGACTGGTGCACAGTCTGGACGATATGCTGACGCAGTGATGATGAGCCTTTGGCCGTCACGAGGCCTTGAACTGCACGGCGTCGAGGTCAAGATCAGCCGTTCAGATTGGAAGCGCGAAGCCGCGGATCCCTCTAAGGCAGAGGCGATTGCAAAGTATTGCGACCGTTGGTGGATACACACGCCACCTGGAATAGTCGCCGATCTCTCCGAACTGCCCCCGGCTTGGGGTCTGCGCGAGTTCGATGGCAAGGCATGGCAGACTGTTCGCGAAGCCGATAAAACCGAGGCAACGCAGATCACGCGGCCATTCTTGGCGGCGATGCTGCGTCGAGCTGATGGGACCATGCAGGCACTGATGGAGGAGGCCATGCATGATGCGCGCCAGGCTTCATATGCCGAGGCTGAGAGGATGCGCGCAGGCATCCGAAAGCAGGTTGATGAAGGTGTGAAGCGTCGGACAGAATCCCTCGAACGCACAGCGGCAAACGTCGCTGAATTTGAGGCGGCGTTCGGCGCTCACATAAGAAACTCGTTCGGCGAGCATCCGGCCGCTTGGGGCAGCGCAGCAAAGCACTTGGCTGAATGTGGGCAGAGTGGCTATGGGCGTCTGTCAGACAGACTGCGTAAGGCAGCTGATGAAATTGATGCGCTTGCCGCTCTGTCATCTGTTGAGCGTGCACCATGAAACACGCCCGCCTCGCCATGCCGTCGCCAATAAGCACCAATGGCCTGTACAGGAATGTGCGGGGCGTGGGGCGCGTGGCCACGACCAAATACACCGCGTGGAAGCGGTTGGCCGCACAGTATTTGACGGTCCAATCGCCACTGCCGAAATTTGAAACGCCCGTGACAGTGCTGATCTACGTAGGTGAGCAGGGCGTGGGTGGCATGGACGCTGACAACACGGAGAAGGCCTATCTGGACGCGCTCAAGCGAGCTGGCATCATCGTGGATGACAGCCGCAAGTGGGTGCGCGGCGTTGCTGCACACTGGACGCCGGGGCTGTGCGGGGCCGTCGTGGTGATCGAGGCTGCAAGCGATCAGATCAATCTGGATCTGGCGACCTATGGTCTGTCCGTGAACGCGAAGGAGCTCCTGACGTGAAGCACGGATCCGATTGGTACAAGCGCGAACCAGCCGCGTATTTGGGGGGCGTTCAGGGCCTGACAGCAAAAGAGCACGCGGTCTATTCCGTGACCCTGGATCTGATCTATGCGCACGGCGGCGCGATCAACAATGACCCCAGTTGGATAGCTGGATGGATCAGTGACATGGGATCTGCGGCCGTGCGGAAGACGATTTTTTCCCTCGCTGAAAAGGGCAAATTGATCGTCACCGAAAACGAAATCAGCCAGAAACGGGCGAAAACCGAAGCAAAAACGAAAGAAAACGTGAGTGAAACCGCAAGAGAAAACGGGAAAAAAGGTGGTAAAAAATCTGCGGAAATTCGGGCCGGATCAAAAGAAAACAACACCTTAGGTGAAGCGGATGCTTCAAGCAAAAACCGAGCAGAGAAGATAAGAGAAGATAAGATAGAAGAAGATAAATCTTCTTCTTCTCAAGAGGCAGAAGTTTATCAGAGATATTTGAAGGCCCATCCAAGGCCTGTCTACAGCGATGCCGGCGAGGTGCTTTTTGCCGATCTGGTCGCAAGTGGTGTCGATCCTGAGCGTATCATCGCCGCAGCTCGATCGTACGCCGACACCGTCCGGAGCTGGTCGTCCGCGGGCAAGGTGCAGCAGTCCGACAATTTTCTCGATCCGGAGCGGGGCAAGTGGGAGACCTACACGGTCAAAGCCGTTGAGCGTCCGAGCGAAGAGGCCGTCTTGGCGTTCTATGCGGATGTGGTTCTCAGCAAGAAGCGGACTGCCCCGTCTACGGTCAACAGCAGCATGGCCGGAAAGCTCTTGGCGGCTGGTTTGGTGACCGAAGGCGACCTCAGGGCGGCAGGGGTGGCAGCATGAAACCGACCGTCCTCGAAATCGTCGCGTGTGCATCTGAAGCGTTTCGGGTTGATGCGTATCAGATCCTGAATGGTGATCGCAGTGACCTGCACTGCCGCCCGCGATTTGCCGTCTGTCTGATCGCTCACGACCTCGGATACTCGCACCCGCAGATTGGCCGGACGCTTGGCGGACGTGACCACACGTCGATCATCAACGCCTGCAAGCGAGCGCGCGCATTCGCGGCAGAGGAGCCGGAATATCTGGATCTGATCGAGGAGATCAGGGCGGCCGCATGCCGTGACCGAATGCCATTTTTCAAATCACAAAGGAGCAATCCTGTATGAGAACCGAGCCACGCCCATTGAAGAAGCTGACGCGCGAGCACCTGGAGCCGCTTTGGTCGCGCCGGGATATCCCGATCGCACGCATTGCGTCTGCTCTTGGGGTGACCCCTCAGGCTGTAAGCGTAAAGGCGAAATTATTAGGACTGCCATCCAGACGGGGCAACAAAGAACCCATGAAAAGAACGGATGATGCCGAGTTTCGAAGCATGTGGCTCGCAGGGGTGAATTCGACGGAAATGGCGAAATTGTTTGGATATGCCGACGCTGCATCTGTGGTCCATCGGCGGATCAACTTGGGTCTGCCCGGAAGGCACAGAGGGGCAGGCGGGGGTACCAATGTTCGCTACGGTTGGTCCGAAACGATCAGTTTGGCGCAGTTCCGCGAGATGCAGTTTGCACGGGCGGTGCAGGGCATGGTCCGCAGCACTCAAACACGGAAACCACAAAGGCAGGCTTTATGAAAAACTACACAAAAGGCGCAAAACTTCGGGCCAAAAAGGCAATGACACCGCTGGCTCGGTTGGCGGAAACACCTAAGCGTAAGTCACGGGGCTCAAAGCGCATGCAGGAAATCGCGAAAAATCCAGATGCAGAGCGTACAGTTCTTGAAGCCCGCGCGCGTCACTGCGGAATTGTTCCTGCCGACAGAACTCAAATGAGAGATCCAGCGCTCGGCGAGGCAGCGGGGAGGGCGATCTATGCCGCCCACTCCGGCGATCACGCCAAAAAGATGTGGGATGCCTATGCGGGACTGACCAAGGCAGAGGCAGTCTACATCAAGACAAATCTAGGTCTATCGATCCACGCCAAAACAGCGAAGGTCGAATATCTGATCGAGACCTTTGAGGCGAGGTCGGATCATAATCCGGATATGCGGGACGAGGATGAACGCGCCCGGGACGCATCAAATAAATGGATGCGCTGGCGTGGCTTTATCGGGCATCTCGGCGCGGACGACCAAAAAGCGATATTCGATGTTGCCTATGGCCGGATTGAACCGATGGACGCTGGATCATTGACCACCCAAGGCAGCCGGTTTGTTGCCGCAATTGAGCGGTTGGCTGACGTCGTGAATGAGCGTTGACGAATAGGACTGGAACGCGTTAGTATATTGCGAAGCAAGTTATGTTCAGAGCCGCCGGGGAAACCTGCGCGGCTTTTTTCGTTTCCCACACCCGCCTCCTTCTGCCGAACCGCACCACCCCCGCAGCGGTCAGCCTTCATTGCGTCAGTCAACGCATCGGCGGTTGGATTTCAATTGGTAAGAGCGAAATGAAGGGCGGGCGAGAGGAGAACAGTATGTCTGCGCGTGAATTGACACCAAAGCAAGAAGCCTTCGCGCTCGCATATTTCGAGACAGGTAATGCGGCCGAAGCTTACCGGCGGGCATATGATGTCGCTGAGGGGGCGAAGGATCACTGGCTTTATGTCGAGGCCAGCCAGCTTCTCGACCACCCTAACATCGCCCTGAGGCTGGAACAGCTAGAAGCGCAGGCCGCAAGCCTGACTATCTACACCCGCCATAAGGCAATGGAGGAACTAGAGGAGGCGCGGCAAGAGGCAAAGAAGAACGCCCAAGCCGCCGCAATGGTCGGGGCCACGTCTGCCAAGATCAAACTGTTGGGCCTCGACAAACCAAGTCGTGTTGAGGTGACAAGCCCTGACGGCAGCATGACGCCAAATTCCGCCATTACTCTCACCAACCTGTCGGACGAGGAGCTTGCACAGCTTGAACGCCTTACCGACAAAACGCGAAATTCAGAGGGAGTGGGCGAAGCGGAATAGCCTGGGGTTCGCCCGGTTTTTCTTCCCCGCCCGCGAGGGCATGGATCTGATCGAAGGCCCGCACCATCGAGTGATCGGGGCCACGCTGGACCGAGTGCTAGCTGGAGAGATTCCCCGCCTGATCATCACCCTGCCGCCAGGTTACACTAAGACCGAAATGGCGGTGGTCAATTTCATCGCCCGCGGCTTTGCGATCAACCCGGCATCGCGCTTCATCCATGCCACATTTTCGGACGATCTGGCCCGCGAGAACAGCGACAAGATCAAAAGCTTGATCGAGTTGCCAGAGTTTGCAGAGATTCAACCCGTCACGATCAAGACAGACAGCCGCGCCAAGGATCGGTGGAAGACGAACGAGGGCGGCGGGATGCTGGCGAAAGCTGCAGGTGGGCCGATCACAGGTTTCCGCGCCGGATACATGGACAAAACGCGGTTCACCGGTGCGCTGGTGATCGATGACCCTCTAAAACCGGACGACGCATTTAGCCCGACGAAGCGGGCGGCGGTCAACAAGAGGGCAACCAACACGTTTCGCAGTCGGATTGCACATGAGGATGTTCCGATCGTTGTGATCATGCAGCGCCTTCATGGCGACGACTTCGCAGGTCATTTGCTGACAGGCGGGACGGGGGAGATCTGGGATCATCTGGATCTACCGGTGATGATTGAGCGTGGGGTGGAATACCCAAAGGAATGGACGCATGGCAGGCCAGTGCCGCACGATCTTCCGGATGGTCCGCTGTGGGCTCACAAGCACTCGGCGGCGCAGATCGAGGTCCTGAAGCACGACGCCTATACCTTTGCCAGTCAGTACATGCAGCGGCCCGTCAGCATCGAGGGCGCGTTGTTCGATATGGCTGGCTTCGAATGGTGGACGGAACTGCCTGAATTCGAGTGGACATGTATGTTCGCCGACACAGCAATGAAAACCGGCGAGCGGAACGATTTCTCGGTGATACAGCATTGGGGAAAAGCAAAGCGCGGCGTCTATTTGATCGACCAGATACGCGGCAAGTGGGAAGCCCCGGACCTTGAGCGTAACACGTTGGCGTTTTGGACCAAGGTGAAGGGTGAGGGGTATCGCCCCAGAAATCTGCGAGTTGAGGATAAGGCGTCAGGTACGGGGCTGATCCAGTCTATCCGCAGGCAAGGCGGTATACCCATCTCAGGCATTAAGCGCGAGAAAGACAAATACACACGCGGCTTGGATACAGCGCCTTGGATCGTCAACGGTCAAGTTTGGCTGCCCAAGGATGCGTCATTCACGCCATCACTGCGACACGAACTACAGATTTTTGACGGCATGGGTACTGGTCACGATGACCAGGTTGATCCGTTAATGGACGCGATTTCCGAAATGCTAAACAAAAACACCTTCAACCTTGCGGGGATGGCATCTTGAGCATTTTTACACCCATCGCCGATGGCCTGCAAAGCCTTGCCACACGACTGGGGACATCCAGCGACAAGGCCGCGACGGTTAGCTACGCGGTCAATATGCTGGATGATCAGCAGCTCGAAGCCGCATTCCGCACGTCTTGGATCATGCGCAAGGTTGTCACCATCCCTGCGATGGACGCTGTACGAAAATGGCGCGAGTGGAGCGGTGAGGGTGCAAAGGAAATCGAGGGGCTGGAAGACGCTTTTCGGGTCCGCTCCAAGATAAACGAAGCAAAGTGGAAAGCCCGGCTATACGGCGGCGCAGCAATTCTGATCGGGACAGGACGGGAGGATCTGAACCAACCCCTCGACCCAAGCAAAACCCGCAAGGGTGATCTGCGCTATCTCACGGTTATCACGCGCAAGGACATTATCGCCGGACTGGCGGACATCGACCCTCGCAGCCCGCGCTATGGCTTACCCATCGACTATCAGTTCAGCACCAACCGCGGCGAAGTTTTGCGCGTTCATCCCAGCCGCCTTGTCGAATTTCACGGCGAACCGTTGCCTAGCCAATTCATCGCGGGATCGGGCCAATATGGCTGGGGTGACAGCGTTCTGCAGTCGGTTTACACGGCCTGCCAACACCTCGACATGACGATGGCTAACGTCGCTTCGCTGGTGTTCGACGCCAAGACTGACATTATCAAGATTGAGGGGCTTTCCGACAATATCACGGACCCGAAATACGAAGAAATGCTGCTCAAGCGGTTCGCCACGGCGCGTCTTCTCAAGGGCAACAACGGCACGCTGATCCTCGACAAGGACGAGGAGTACGAAAGCAAGTCATTCTCGTTCAGCGGACTGTCTGACATCGCAGACCGCTTCATGCAGGTCGCATCCGGGGCGGCTGATATCCCGATGACACGCCTGCTAGGTACATCACCGGGCGGGCTGAACAGCACCGGCGAAAGCGATCTGAATAACTATTACGATCGAGTGCAGGCTATGCAGACGCTGGAAATCGAACCGGCGATGAGCGTTCTCGATGAGGTGCTGATCCGGTCTGCGATTGGTGACTGGCCAGCGAAGACGACATACGAGTGGCGTCCGCTTAAGCAGATGACCGAAACCCAGGTCAGCGAAATCCGCAATAAGGACGCGGACACGCTGAGCAAGCTGGCAACGGCTGCGATCTACGGTGACGACGAAATCGCCGCCGCTGGTGCGCAGATGTTCCGCGAGACGGGCATCGACGCGCTGACGATTGCCGATGACGGCACGGGCGATGATGACGATGGTATCGTCACGACAGATGCAGCACCCCGGACCCTGTATGTTCGTAGAGACGTTCTGAACGGTGCTGAAATCATTCGCTGGGCAAAGGCGCAGGGATTCAAGACCACACTGCCAGCGTCAGACTTGCACGTCACCATCGCTTTTAGCCGCGCAGATATTGACTGGATGGATGTTGGCGAAAGCTGGCAGTCGAAAGTCGAGGTTGCACCCAGCGGCGCACGCATCATGGAGCAGTTTGGCAAGGCGCGCGTGGTGCTGTTCAACAGTGACGAACTTAAGTGGCGTCACGAGCGCATCAAAGAAGCTGGCGCAAGTTGGGACCATCCTGAGTATCAGCCCCACATCACGATCAGCTACGACCCAGAGGCTCCCGACATTTCGGACATCGAGCCATACCAAGGCCCGATCATTCTCGGCCCTGAGGTATTCCAAGAGGTCAAAGAAGATTGGGCAGACAATATCAAGGAAATCGAATGACCGAAATTCGCTTCACGGATGCCGTCGAAATCGGCAAGCCGCGCAAAACCCGTGATGGATACCTGACGGCCCGCGTAAAAGCGGCGCGCACGGGTATTCAGGATTACATGGGGTCTGAATTGGGCAAGCCCGACCTGGACCGCGTACGCGTTTACCGGCCCGCTGATGAGGTGTTCAATCTGGATAGCATGGGCAGCTTCAAAGGTAAGCCTATCACTGACGGACACCCGAAAGAGCGGGTCACGGCAGATAATCACACGGAACTGTCACGTGGTCACATTGCTGGCGTTGCGCGCGATGGTGAGGCCGTGGCGCTGGATGTGGCGATCACAGACGGCAGCACCGTGGCCTCCATCGAGGCAGGCGGACCGCGCGAGCTGTCTGTTGGCTATGTGACCAAACTGGACTGGACCCCCGGCATCGCGCCGGATGGCCAAGCCTATGACACTGTGCAGCGTTCAATTTTCGTGGACCACCTCGCCATCGTTCCAAACGGACGCGCTGGCCAAGAATTTCGCATCGGAGACGCTGCGGATTACTGGGGGGCATCGCCCCTCACCACCCCCACGAGCAACCCCAAGGAGGACACTATGTCTGATGCTCTTATCTCGGTGGTGCTTGGCGATAAGGCGGTCAACGTGCCCGCCGCCCAAGCACCCGCAATCGAAGCGTTCAAGGACGCCTCAGCAAAGACCCTGGCTGATACCATCAACACCAAGGACGCTGAAATCGCTGGCCTTAAAAAGCAGATCGAAACCAAGGACGGCGAAATCAAGGCCAAAGACAAAGCCTTGGCCGATGCCACCAGCCCTGCCGCGTTGCAGGATGCCGCCAAGTCGTATGCGAAGACGACCGAAGCGGGCAAGAAGGCGGGTCTTTCCGAGGATGAGATGTCCAAGATGGATGACGCCGCAATCCGCCGTGCCGTTGTTGCCAAGCACCTCGGCGATGCCGAAGCGAAAGCCATGACCGACGCGGCAATCGACGGCGCTTTTGCTTTTGCCGCCAAATCGGCACCAACCGTCACCAATGACCACATCCTCAAGGACGGCATCCGCACGCAAGTTTCGGATGGCGCATGGGGTTCGGTCGTCACCATGAAAAAGGAGGCCTGATCCATGGATATTGTCACAGAAGGCACCCGCAAGGCTGAGTTCCTTGTCTCTGAGGCCAATGACTGGCGTTCGCGCGATGCTGTCATCGTGACCGTCCCGGCCAATACCACGCTGGCATCCGGCACGATCCTTGGCAAGATAACCGCAACCGGCAAGTTCACTCGCCAGGACACGGCCGCCGTCGATGGATCACAAAGCCATGCGGCTTTGCTGTTTGAGCCGCTGGTCAACAAGACTGCTGCCGCCGTCGATTATGACGTCACTGCTGTTGCGCGTGATGCTGAGGTCAACGGTGCCGATCTGACATATGAGGCCAGCGCTACCGCTGGTGAAATCACCGCCGCGAACGCCGCTCTGGCCGCGCTCGGCATCATTGTCCGCTGATAAAGGAGGTCTGAAATCATGGCTACCATGGACATTTTCAACAGTTCGGCCTTCAGCACGACATCTCTGTCGGGCATGGTCGAAAAAATGGATTACCAGCCGAGCCTTTTGGGTTCGCTGGGCATCTTCGAACCGACGCCGGTGCGCACCCGCAATATCTTTGTTGATCGCATTGACGGTGGGCTGACGCTCATTCCGACATCCGCAGATGGCGCTCCGCCTGATGTTCTGGACGGCGAAGATCGCGATGCGGTTTCGCTCAAAACCACTCGCCTTGCCAAGCGGTTCACGCTTTACGCGCACGAACTGGACGGCATTCGTGCCTTTGGTTCCGAAACCGAGCTGATGGCTGTTCAGCGTGAATATGGCCGTCGCATGGCCCGCATTCGTGCGGACATGGAACTGACCCACGAGTTTCACCGCCTGGGCGCTTTGCAGGGCATCCTGCTGGACGCTGATGGATCGACTGTCATCTATGACTACTCGACCCAGTTTAACGAGAGCATCCCGGCTGCAACCAGCTTTGAATTGGATGTGACCACGACTGATGTGCATGGCGTCTGCAAAGACATCTCCCGCGGTATGGTGCGCTCGGGACGTGGATCTTTCACACCCGGCACCACCATCCATGCCTTGGCTGGCGACGACTTCTATGACGCTCTGATCTCGCATCCGAACGTCGAAAAGTTCTACCTCCAGCAGGTTGCAGCCAATGCACTGCGCGAGGCACAAGGCGCGATCTTCGAGAGCTTCCGCGTTGGTGGCATCACGTTCCACAACTACCGCGGCACTGACGATAATTCGACCGTCGCCATTCCTACGGCAGAGGCGAAGTTCTTCCCGGTCGGTGCGCGTGATGTGTTCAAGGTTGCTCAGGCACCGCTTGAAACGCTGGAATATGTTGGCACTCCCGGCCAGTCCGTCTACGCGATGAACGTGCCGGATCGTGACCGGAACATGTGGACCAAGGGCGAGTTGTACAGCTATCCGCTCTATATCTGCCAGCAACCGCGCACCCTGCGCAAAGGTACACTGACATGATGAAAGTCACAGTCGAAAACCACACAAGCAAGGCCAAGGCCGTCCGGGTTCCGGGCGACCAACACGTCATCCTACCGGGCAAGAAAGCATCCTTGGATGTCGACTGGTCCGATGATCAGCGCGCAAAGTACGAGCGCGCCGGTCTGGTGATCAAGGATGCCAAAGCCAAGGCCGAAGCTGACGCGAAGGCTGACGCGGACGCGAAGGCTGACGCGGACGCCAAAAAGTAGACGAGGTGGCCCTTCGGGGCCACTTCACACCCATCGGAGAACCATATGGCCTACGGCAGTATCATCGACGCACAAGCCCACTGGACGGCGAAAGGCTATGCTGGGACGCCCACGGACGCCCGGCTGGCGGTCGCAAGCGCGTTCGTTGATGGGCTGGGCTGGCGTATGGCTGGCAAGGTCGCTGTGAGCCGCTTTCCTGGCATCCCGACTGATCCCGATCAAGAAGAACAATGGCCGCGTGTTGGCGCGTCTGACATTTACGGCAGGGATCTTGCATCCGATGCGGTTCCGGGCGTCATCCTGCGCGCGACATATGAGGCTGCATTTTACGAACTGACAAATCCGGGCGGACTGAACCAAGCCGTCCTATCTGACGAGCGCGTTGTGCGTGAGAAATTCGGATCGGTTGAGTTTCAGTATGCAGACGGGACAAAAGGGCTGATGGCGGGCTTGACCACATCGACGCCGATTATACCCGTGGTAATGTCCATGCTGGCACCAGTCATGGCGGGCGGATCGAACCCCTACGGCATCACAGGAATTGTCGCGTGACCGCAGGAGCCAAGATCGCAGAACGCATCGCTAAAGGCCTTGCCCGCGCCGGACAGCGCACCGGCACCGGGCCGCTGATCTGCACCATCCGCCGCGAAGGCGAGGGCGGTCCGCAGACGCCAAGCGAAGTTGGGGTTGTGCCCGAGGCGGTTGATCTGCTGTTCCCGATGACCGCGATTGAGAGCGTCCAGGACGTGCGCGACACGAACGGCACGCTGATCGGCGTCAAAAAGCGCACCCTGACGATCAATGCTACGGGCGTTGCGCCGTTAAAGTCGGACACCATCGCCGTGGGTGTTGCACCTGATGCGGTGACGGCGCAGACTGCATTTGAAGAAATCCTCGCCGTTACGCCGCTTTCACCCGGTGGCACCGCGCTTCTCTATGAATTGAGCCTTGCGATTTGAGCACTTACCAAGCCTTTGCCTTTCTCTGGCACCTCAGCCGAGACGACATTGACGCAGCGCGGATTGTGGCAAGCATGCCGCCTGAGTGCTTTCGCCGTTTTGACGAGATACTTGAAGCAGCGTTCACGCTCGGCTTTGCGATGAAGGCGAAGCACTAAAGCACCCACCCACATCACGAACCAACCAGCCCTGCATTCTGCGGGGTCATTTTACATGGGGGCGCAATGGCCCGACCAACCCGCCTGACACGCCAGCAACAGCGCCAGATACGGGAGCTGATTGCCAAGCACGATCCGCTGATCAGGCAGGCGTTCGAGGCAGCGGTGCAGAACGCACACGGTGCTGTTGACTTCGCGGCGCTTGTCGAGGCCGTACAGCGCAATGACTTTGATCGGGCGGCAGACCTGCTGCGGCTCAATCAGGCGATGCTGTGGCCGCTGGAAGAAGCGATCAGGACGGCGATGTATGCCGGGGGCGCGACTGTCGTGCTGCCCAAGGGCATCGCTGGCGGCTTTTCGTTCAACGGACGCCACCCAAGGGCAGAGCAGATCTTGGCGCAAATGGGTGCAAGGCTGGTCACGGAAATCGGCAGTCCGGGCGTTGAGCCTATTCGGGCGGTGATCCTGCAAGGGCAGCAAGAGCGCATCGGGGCGGCTAAGACGGCACGCAGGCTGGCAGGGGTGGTCAATCCGCGCACAGGCGTCCGCGAGGGCGGTATCATGGGGCTGGATAGCCCACGGGCCCAGCGTTCAGCGCGGGTCAGGGAGATCCTGAACGATCCTGATCAGATCGCGGACTATTTCAAGGGGAACAAGCCGAGGTACACGTCCACGGATCGCCGCTATGATGCACAGGTCCGCAAAGCTATTGCCGAGGGCAGGGTGCTGGACAAGGCGACCATCGACAAGATCGCCAAGGCTCACGATGCGCGGTTGTTGAAAGCGCGGGCCGAGACAATATCCCGGCAGGAGACGTTCCGAGCACAGGCGCAGGGCAGGAACGAGGCGTACCGTCAGTTGATGGACAGCGGCAAGGTCGAGACGGTCAAGAAGCGCTGGCAACACGCCACAGCCAAAGACCCACGGCACGACCACGCACTTCTAGACGGCAAAGAGGTCGATCTGAACGAGGGCTTCGTGATGGGCGACAACAGCATGTTGCAATACCCGCACGATCCATCGGCAGGGCCGCAACACACCATCGGGTGCAGGTGTTCAGTGATTTACGTTCCGCAGTTTCGGAGGCCGACATGAGCAAGAGTTTTACCGCCCAACTATCCGACATCGCCGATCTGACCATTGAGGGTATGGAGTATGTGATGCGGCAGTCGATCAGCGACGTTCTGATCGGCGCACAGACAACGCAGATCGGGATCACGCAAGGCGCGGAAACGTTCGTTGAAGGCCGTATTCCAGTAGGCAAAACATCCGAACTGGTCAACTCTTTGACAGTGGACGGCGCAGAAGGCGCTGACAGTTACGTGGTCGCGATCTCAGGCATGGAAATTGGGGATGAAATGAAATTCGCTTGGACCGCGCCTTACGCTCACCGCATTGAAGCCGGGTTTACCGGGACCGATATCCTTGGCCGCACTTATGATGTGCCTGGGCGACACTTTGTCGGCAAGAACGCAGAGCAGTTCAGCGATCACGTCAAAAAGCGGGCGCAAGAGGTCCGCAGATGATCACCGATACCGCAATCTCAAACGCCCTCGGCCAGCGGCTAGCCACGCTTTCACCATCTCTGACCATCGGCTGGCCCAACAAAGATGTGCCGGCAGGAACGGCGCACCCGTATCTGATCTTCGATCATGTCCCGGTCAGCCGCAGAGACGACACTCTTGGCGGCGGCGGTGAAATCGTACGCGGCTTTGCGCAAGTCACTGTGATGGCAAAAATCGGCAACTTCGCAACGGGTGCAACAACCATCGCGGACAGCATCGCCGCGCTGTTCCCGTACACGCTGCGTCTGCCGGTGACCGGTGGCGAGATCACCATCAGCCAGCCGCCGGAAGTGCAGCAAGGCTACCCAGACGGGGCGCATTGGCGCGTTCCGGTCAAGATCCCCTACTTCGCCATTTAACCAAAGGAGGCCGATATGGCTAACAAAGACACCGCTCCGGCGGCTCAAAAAGCATTGCAAAAAGGCAACGATCTGATCACTGGAGCAACCGTCGCGCCGATCACATTGGGCAATATCACAACACCCGCGATGACGTTCAAAGGCGACGTGCCGAGGGTAGGCAGCAGGATCACTGCGCGCATCCAGGACGGCAAGCAATATTCGGGCATTGTTGCCACGGCTGACGTAGCTGACGGCACCGTCACGGTCACATTCAAAGACGTGCTCAAACCCGTCTAAGCAATAGCGGCCTTCCCGGCGGGTCGCTCCCTTTTTGGGATGTGCCGGGATCATCCCCAAAAACTGAAAGGAGCCTCCCATGGCTTTGCAATCTTCCGTTGGCATCAAAGTTGGCGTTAGCGCCACCCTGCCCACGACTCACGACGATACCGCAGTCACCGGCTTCCCTGGCATGACATACATCAACTGCGGCAAACTCAACTCGCCGCCCCCAATGACTGGCACAAAAGATGTAGCCACCTTCGAGAACCTGTCCACAGGCGAAGAAGAAAAGCTGCTGGATATTCTGCGCGCTGGCAACGGTGAGATGGCCTTTGGATATGATGAGGCCGACACCGGCCAAACCGCACTGCAAACAGCCGCAGACGCAACCACGGACGCAGCCTCAAAGGTTGCGCTGGAATTTACGCTGGCCAACGGCACCGTCTATTACCGCCTCGCGTTGATCACGTCCTACACGCCATCCGGCTCAATTGGGAACGTGCTGACGGCAGCGGTAAACGCCGAGTTCTACAAGCGTCACGTCAAAGTGGCTGCTGTATAATCCACTTCGGTGGCTAGGGGCTGGCGTGATGTGGTTCGCCACGTCGGCCCCGATCTTGAACCGGAACCAAGGATTAAAAATATGGATTTCTCCAAACTGACGGGTCAGCCCGCAACCATCGACGAGAGCCTTGAGGCGTTCGAGTTCAAGCCAGAGGGCTATGAGAACGGCATGGGCAAGCCCCTTTCGATCACGATGCACCCCGGCTCCGGTACGCGGTTCAAGCGGGCTGTGCGCAAGATGCACATCAAGATGACACGCGCGAACAACGAGCCAGATACCAGCGACGATCTGAGCGAAGAGGAGCTCGAGGCCGAACTGCGTCAGCAGGACAGCCGCACCTGTGAACTGCTTGCCCGCCTTTGCGACGGCTGGAACATGACGGACGGTGAAAAATCTCTGGAGTGCACCGTCGACAACGCAACCGAACTGTTTATCCAAGTTGAACCTTTGCGCGTCTTGGCGGACAAGGAAATTTCCGAACGGGGAAACGGATCGAAGGCGAAAAAGAGCGCCTGATACTCTGGTCTAAGCAACTGGCTTGGCTCCAATGCTCCGACACCGAAAAGGGTGGGGATCGTTGGGGCCAGCTTGAACGCGGGATGCACATCCTGCCAGAACGCGGGGATTTGAGGGACGCCCACTATATCCTGCGCCGGATCGGCATGACGATCAGCAACGGTATGGGCGTTGGGCCTATCACAGCAGGCCCTATCGCCGAGTTTCTCGCAGCGACAGGCAGATCTGCGTCACCCTACGAGATCGACGCGGCCTTGCTCGCATCTGGGGCATACTTCGATGAGCACCAACGGTCGGACGGCAAAAGCACCGATGCGCCATGGGACTGGCCGAAGTCGCAGCGTGATCTTGAGGTATTTGGGAAGGCGCAGGAGCGGGTGATTACGGCGCTGATGGGAGAGTGATCGCGGTTTTCAGTTTTTGGATACCTAATCTTTAGTGGACTCTATCAACTTTGGCTTTTCGTCCATTTCAATTTGCGAAACAGATACGTTGCGGCGTGTAGTAGTGCGAACTTTTTCAACAAGAGATGCAAGTTTTCCCCCTTTTTCGCCAGCTTCGTCCACCAGGGTTAGGACTTCACTTGTTGCCGCCAGAAAGTTTGCGAATTTCCCATTCATCTTGAAAGCTTCGTTTTCTGCTTTGGAGATCCAGTAGAGCATCCGCCGTGTGTGATTGTCGTCGAAGCTTGAAGAATTCGAAATAACCTTTCGAGCATCGGTCAGGTATTCAAGCACCAGGTTGCGATCATCAGATTTCCAATCCAAATCGTTGAACTGACTTTCTTCCTCAGGATCGATGAAGTGATCATCCAATGTGTTTGCAAAGTAAACTTCCTCAACACTTGCGAGGATATTTTTGGTGCCAGAAGGGTTAGAATTGTTGGCGGTCGTGAGGGCTCTTCCTAGCGGCTCTTGATAGTCCTCAGAGTTGGGCAGTCGCCTTGAAATAGCCTGAAGCGCCCGAATATGCGCTACAGTTTTGATACGAATTTGAGGCTCAAGGTTTGCAGTAGGAAAGTTCAAAGAAATCTCTAAAGCGTTGGTTAGGACAGTTCGAAATGCATCTTGGGGATCGCGTGGAAGCTCAGAAATATTAACCATTTGTAAATTTGCTCTCATCGTTTTGGGTTGCAAGTCGAAAATAGAAAGGTTCAAAAATGCTCATGCGTTGGTCCGTACTGTTGGAAGTCTTCATTGAAATATTGGTGTGCTACTGTGCGATGGCTTTCGGTCGGCGGGTGGAAGACAATGATCGCCTGCACCGCGTCTATCTCTGGCGCGGAAAGAAATACCTCATTTAGCCACCGCTGGGATTTTTGGGGTCCCTACGGCGGCGGGTGGTGAAGGGGGCTTAACCGCCTGGGGCATCCCTTCGGGGGGGTGTCTAATCTGTGATCAGGTTTCGGCCCCAATAGCCGCCATCAACAGGGTCTGCCTCCATATCTATGATGTACCTAGTTCGCACGGTGCCACCAAATCCGTTCTGGGAATCAACGTATCCAGCAACTTTGAAGTGGCACTCTCGCTCGAAATTCACAATGACGCCAGATGCGCGATAGTTCGGGTATTCCGCTGTGCTCGGTGACCTCAGAGCCTTCGAAACGAAAGTCTTGGACGCAACGAAAGCGCCAATTTTGGCAGAATTGTCATTTTTGCAATTGTCAGCCGGGTCGTAACACCCGCTCAGGGCCGCGCACGCTGTAATCGCGGCAATAATTCTTAACATCTCAAAATCTCCAAATGAACCGCTGCCACGCTAGGTCAGCGGTCTTTGGCGTTCAAGGATTCCCGCATGTCCATCAATTTCGCCGAACTTGTGATGCTTGCCCGCACCGAAAGCCTGAAAAGGGCTGAAGGTGACATGAACAGCATGAAGGCAACCGGCGCGCGTCTTGAGCAAGGCGTGACCGGCTCCATGAAGAAGGTCGACAAAAGCTTCAGCGTTGTGGGCATGGGCGCTGCGAAGATGGCTGCCGCTGCGACCGCCGCGTTTGGCGCTGTTGCCGCCGCTGCATCCCTTGGCAAAGCGATTTCCATGCAGCTGGAGTTCGGATCGGCGCTTGCGGAAACATCGACCCTGCTTAACGGCAACGCGGCTGAGATGGCCAAGGTCGAGGCGGCTTCCAAATCTCTTTCTGCGACCTATGGCGGGTCGGCCGCTGCACAGGCGCAAGGCTTTTACCAAGCGATCAGTGCAGGCGCGGGATCGGCGGCACAGGCAACCGAACTGCTGGATACCGCGAACCGGCTGGCAATCGGCGGGGTCACTCAGGTCACAACTGCTGTTGATATTTTGACGACCGCAACCAACGTCTACGCGTCCGAAGGACTGTTTGCGGCAGATGCCAGCGATGCGCTTTTCGTTGCGATGAAAGCGGGCAAAACCACGATCACCGAACTGTCCACCAGTCTCGGCAAGGTGCTGCCGCTTTCGCAAAATCTGGGCGTCAGCTTTGACGAATCTGCCGGGACCGTTGCAGCCCTGACCAAGAGCGGTATCGCGACCACAGAGGCTGTCACGGGGCTGCGCGCGGCGATGACTGCTGTTCTGGGACCGTCGAAAGAGGCGACCGATCTTGCCGCGCAGCTTGGCATTGATTTCAGCGCAGCGGGATTGAAGGCGCAGGGCTTCGCTAAGTTCATGGCTGATGTCACATCCAAGACGGGTGGTAGCAGTGAGGCGATGCAGACTCTGTTCGGCAGCGTTGAGGCAACCACAGTGGCCCTGTCGCTGTCTGGGGCCGCTGGTGGCTTCCTGAACGATATCCTAGATGCGATGGCCGAAAAGACCGGCGCAACATCCGCAGCGATGGCGCTGATGGCCGACGACGACGCGCAAAGGCTCAACGTAGCGATGGCTGAGCTGAGCGGCATCATGCTCGGCTTCGGTTCGGCTGCTCTGACTGCGCTTGTGCCTGCGGTCGAAGCGGCGGCGGGTGCGGCAACGCTGCTTGCTGAGAATGCAGATGTTTTGGCAGTGTCTTTGGGCTTGTTATCTCTGCAAGCAATTCCTGCGCTGATCGGCGGGGTCACAGGAATTATTGGACCGATGATAGCGCTCGAAGTCGCGTTGGGTGCCACAGGTACAGCCGCCGCTCTGGCTTCTCTTGGCATGAAGGCTATGAGCATAGCCATGGCGGCAATACCGTTCGTTGCGCTGGTTGCAGGCGCGACAGTTCTTTTCAGGCTCACAGATGCGTTTTCCGATGCTTCGGCAGGCGCGGCAAGTCTCGCCGAACAGTCTGGCATTCTCATGGATGCGCAGAGCAAACTGGATGCTGTTTCGGTCGCATATTATAACAACGTCACCGAAGGCAGTACGCGGGCCATGCAGGCGGCGGCAGAAGCCGCGAAGGTTCAGGCCGAAGTCGCGCTGCAAGCCGCGAATGAACTGCTGATCCAGCAACAGCGCATCGATAAGCTCCTTCTGGGCGGGCTTTTCGGGCTGGAATCTGACAGCACAAGGGCCGCAAGGGTCGCGGTTGAACAATTGTCAGACGCGGTATTTGATGCCGAGGTTCGCCTAAGCGCAGCCGACGCTGCCGCGATCCGCATGAACAATTCGCTGATCGACGCAGATGGTAGCGCAAACGGGCTTGTGGGCGCGTCCGGACTGATCAACTTCGATGGTGCCGTAAAAAGCGCAGCTGAATTGGCGAACTGGCTGGGTATATCCCTGAGCCGCGCCCTCGCTCTGTCTGCGACTACTCCCATGATGTCAGACGAAGACGCCGCCATGGCGCAGACCGTAATTCCAGATGCGGCTGGCCGTGAGGCGCAGCGCCAAGCTGTGGCGAATTTTGACCGTCTAACAGAAGCCTTGAATATGACTTCGGCTGCGGGAGGCGGAGCGTCCAAATCCCTCGGCGCGGCGGGCAAGGCGGCAAAGGATGCCGCCCGCGAGGCCGAAAAGCTCGCCGACGAGATCGAACGCCTCGAATTCGACGCAGACCCATTGAAGAAATACAACGCCGAGCTTGCCGATCTGGACAAGCTGGTTGCCGCCGGCCTGTCAGATGGCGCGTATCGCAAGGCCGTCGACGAACTGAACGATAGTCTCGCGTCCGGCATCCCGATGGTCGACGATTTGGCAAATGCTTTTGGCGATTGGGTCGCGTCTGGCCTGACTGACTTCAAGAGCTTCACCAAGTCGATCCTTTCCAGCTTCACGGGGATGATCAGTCAGATGATCGCCACGGCTGCTCGTAATCGAATTCTCATCGGCTTAGGCTTCTCTGGTGGCGGGGTTGCAGGCGCAGCAGCAGCCGGAACGCCGGGTGGTGGTGTCCTAGGGTCACTAACTGGCGGCGGAGGTATCCTTGGATCTCTCAGCGGTTCGGGCGGCATCCTCGGCAGTATTGCGTCGAAGGGCATCTTTGGCGCGTCCGGCATTTTTGGGTCCATCGGGTCCAGTCTTGGCACCAGCCTGGGTGGCATCCTCGGCGGGTCCGGGTCTGCGCTGGCCACATCGTTGGGCGGCATCGGCGCATCCATTGGTGCAATCGTGCCTGTCTTGGGTATTGCGGCTGCAGCGTTCAGCTTTTTCCGCACTAAGACAAAAGAGCTGGATTCTGGCCTGCGGATCACGACGACAGGTATGGAAAGCCTGATCCAGTCGTTCAGCACGGTTGAAAAGAAGAAGTTCTGGGGTCTGTCCAAGAAGGTCCGCACCAGCTTTAGCGATTTGGACGAGGCAACCGCGGGCCCGCTTGAGCGCATCATCACAGACCTGCAAATGGGCGTGGTCGGCGCGACCAAGGCGCTTGGCATTGGTGCGAGCGTGTTTGACGACTTCACATCTTCAATCACGGTCAGCACCAAGGGAATGTCTGACGCTGACGCACAAAAAGCCGTTGAAGAGGCTTTGCAGGGGTTCGGTGATGACTTTGCGGGCATGGTGCCGGGACTTGAGGCGCTGCAACAGGAGGGTGAGGGGGCATATGACGCGCTGACCCGCCTTTCCACGTCTCTCGGGGCTGCAAATGCTGTCTTGGACACCCTCGGGGCTGCGCTGTACGAGATCAGCCTGTCAGGTGCCGCTGCGGCGTCCTCTCTGGTGCAGGCGTTCGGCGGCCTGGATCAATTCAACGCAGCGACCACATCCTACTATGCGGGGTTCTACACCGAGCAAGAGCGGTTCGACACGGCCACCCGGCTGTTGACCGAGGCGCTGGCTGATTTGGGGCAAAAGCTGCCCGAGACGCGGGCCCAGTTCCGCGCGATTGTCGAGGCGCAGGATCTTAGCACTGAAAGCGGGCGCAAAATGTTCGCATCGCTGGTTGGTCTGGCCGGTCAGCTGGACCTTGTCTTGCCTTCCATAGATAGCCTCGCTGAAAAGCTGGGCGCGCTGACATCGGCTGCGGTGGACGCTGCCCTCGGCCCGATCAATGACCAGATCACGGCATCCAACGCGGCGGCAACACAGGCGCGGCAGTCGGCGGATGAATTTTTCCGGTTGGCTGACAGCCTGCGCACGGCGGCTGGTGGCATTGGTGGTGTCCGGACGGTGGCGGATCTCGCGAACGCGGGCCGCGACTTCGCATCCCAGTTTGCCAAGGCGATCAGCGGGGATGTTGGGGCGCTTGGCGGTTTGGGCGCAGCAGGGACCAGCCTTGCGCAGAACGGCGGGCGCTTTGCGACCACGCAGGAGGATGCGCGCTTCCTCGAAGCTCAGATTGCGACCCAGCTCAATCAGGCGGCGTCTGTGGCCGAAGCTCTTGGGCTTGGCGCGGACTATCAGGCGATGCTTTTCGACGTGCAGACGGCGGCGCTTGAGGTCATTCGCGATGGTCTGGCGCAGGGCAATATCACTCAGGACATCCTGCGCGAGCAAATCGGCCTTCTCGAAAACATCGGCCAGCAGATCGCAGACGGTGCCAATCTTCAGGTCGTCTCGGGCAGGGACCAGACGGGCCGGGTGGTCGCAGGGCTTGTCGACAACGGCGGAAGGGTGGTTGCAGGTCTGTCCGATCAGGGTGCGCTTTACATTTCCGCGGTCGGTGCGGCGAGCGTGACCACAGCCGATCTGGTGAATGCAGTTCTGCGCAGCAGTGCCAGCGTCACGGTTGATGCAATCGTGCAATCGCTTGTCGGTGTGGCGTCTGACGAGGTGCTTGCTCGCGTCATCGCCTCGGTCGACCAGAACCGTGATGGGCTTGTCTCGCAGATGGAGATTGACGCATCGCGTCTGGCGCAGGGGCTGAACCAGCTGGGATCTGGCCTGTCGATCGAAATCTTCCGAGCGCTGGATGGAAATGCTGACAGCATCATCTCGGCGGAAGAGATCAGCCGTGCGGCACTTATCGCGGCCAACAGCGCTGCATCCAATGCGATTTCGGCCAGTGTCGCGCAGAGCGGCACGGTCACGGCCAACACGTTGCGATCATCCCTCGCCGGAAAGGCGTCCGATGATGTACTGCGGGCGGTTATTCTGGCGGTCGATGCCAATGGTGATGGACTGATTACCGCGCAAGAGGCAGCGGCAGCGCGCACGGTATCGGGCATTTCGTCAGCTTCACTTTCCCAGATCCAGAGCGATGTAGCGGCAGCAACTCGCGTGGCCAGTGCGATCGCTCAGCAGTCGAACCTGATCGCATCCCTGACGGCTCAACAGATCGCGGCAGTTGATGCCAATGGCGACGGTATTGTGAGCGCCCAAGAAGCTCAGACCGCATCAATCGTCAGCGCGTACCAAAGCACGGTGATTGCGCTTGCGTCCGCGATTGACCGCAATGGCGCGATGACCACGGCGCAGATCCGGACATCTCTGGCGGGTAAAGCCTCGGACGCGGCGATCAGCGCGGTGATAAGTGCGGTCGACCGGAACAAAGACGGGATCGTGAGCGCCGAAGAGATTGCGGCCGCGCGCACGCTCACTGGCCTATCGAGCAACACCGCAGCGCAGTTGCAGGCTTTGACACAGCAGAGCTTGGTGTTCGGGAATGCGATCACTGGCCAGACTGGCAGTATCACTGGCACGCAGGGGCTGACCAACGATGAACTTGGCAAGGTTCAGGATCTGCAAGGCCAGACTGTCAGCATTACCGAACTGGTGAAACGCGCCGTGGCCGGGAGTGAAACGCTGAACGAGGCCTTGCTGAACCGGCTTTCCGACGGGATCACAGTGGCCGGCGTGCCGTTCATGGTTTCTGGACTGAACAACATCAGCAACCTGATGGCGCGGATTGTTTCTGCGCAAGAGGCGGCGCTTGCGGCGGCTGAGGCCGAGGCCAATCGTCAACAGGCACTTGCCAAGGCGCAGGCGCAGTTGGAATCCACTTTCACAGCGCAGCAAGCGGCGATCGGAGAGGTATCTTCTGCATCTGCCGCGATCTATGGGTTGGCATCTCAGTTTGGCGTTTACCTCAACGCAAAGTCTGGGGCGGTGGATCTGTCGCAGTCAGCGAAATTCGGGGTGAGCGATCAAGGTCTGTTCGAAGCGCAGTACGGGCAGATTTCGTCAACGGGCGGCAGCAACGTATCCGGCTTCAAAAACACGTTCTATCAGGATGGTGGCCTTTACAGTCAGACCTACGGGCGCGCGGGCGAGCTTCGTAATCTAGCGGCGGATCTTGAAGCGCGGCGGCAGGCGATCATCGAGCTGGGCGGCATCCCCTCTTATGCGGTCGGGACCGACTTTCACCCAGGCGGTTTGGCGTATGTTCACAAGGACGAGATGATCAACCTGCCGCGTGGGTCCACCGTCAGCACCACGTCTCAGACCAGCAAGATGCTCGACAACAGCGCGGTGATCGAAGAGCTGCGGGCGCTGCGTGAAGAGGTGGCCCGCCTGCGCGCCGAGAATAATCAAGGACACCAGAACACGGGTAGCGAAGTCGCGCGGGGCACCAAACCTTTGCGCGAAGTGACCGCGACCGGTTCCCTGCCAGTGAAGGTAATCACATGAGCGCGCGCATCATCATTCCGCTGACGATGACGGACAGCAACCTGATCGAAGGCGGTACAACAATCCCTGAGGATGACGCGCCAGCTTGGGATGTCGGGACGGAATACGCTGAGAATGACACCGTGATCCGCAATCACGTCATCTATATCAGCCTCATTGCGGCAAACACCGGCAATGACCCCGCGACCGATGACGGCACCAACTGGTTCAAGGGCCTCGCCACAAACCGATGGAAGGCCTTCGATGGCTACCTGCAGGACGCTGCGGTGCAGGCTGACAGCATGGCCTGGCAGATCGAGACGGCGGATCTGATCAATGGTGTGGCCCTGCTTGCGCTGGAAGCTGCAACGGTTCGTGTCGTGCTGGACAGCCATGATGATGGGGTTGTCTATGACCAGAGCTTCGAGATGGCAGACGAAAGCCATATCACCGATTACGATCTCTGGTTCTTTGCACCCCAGATCCGCGCCACTGATTTTGCCGTGACAGATCTGCCGCCCTATCCCGGCACCCTCACAGTCACGCTGGCCGATGCGGGCAATACCGTGAAGCTGGGCCAGCTTTCGCTTGGGTCTGAAATCGACCTCGGCATCACGCTGAACGGCTTCGACCAGGATTTGGAAATCTTCTCGGACAAGGGACCGGACCAGTTCGGGCGGGTATCTGCGGTCAAGCGGGCGTCGTCGGACATCCTGGAGCCGCGCGTCAAGATCCTGACGGCCCGCGTCCCGTACCTGCGCAGCATTCTAAAGAAGCGCGAGGCGCTGCCAACAGTCTACCTTTTCGACGGCCCGACGCGGGACAACGAATACATCGCTTTCGGTGACTTCGAGCGCCTGCGCACCAACACGGCTTACGGCCTTTATTCAGACATGACGATCACAATCAGGGAGTTCGTATAATGAGCGATCCAACATTTACCGACCCGCCGGAAACACCAAGCCGGGGCAGCGCCGGGTTTTCCGGGCAGGTTGCGTCATTTCTGGCTTGGCTATCCACATTCGTGGCGCAGCTTGTCATTGCGGTTGCATGGATGCGCGGCAGGGTCGATGAAGTCAGTGGCAACGCATCTCAGGTAGCTACTGACGCCAGCCTTGCGCAGACTGCCCGCCAAGGTGCCGAACAAGCCCGCGACAGCGCGGCAGGGTCTGTTGCAGGTGCGGGTGCGCCAGCGTGGGTCAGCGGTACGACCTACGCCATTGGCAATGTACGATACAGCCCTGTGACCTTCAAAACCTATCGTCGTCGGACGGCAGGGGCAGGCACCGTTGACCCGTCAGCTGACAAGGCAAACTGGTCGGACCTGACAGTTCCGGTATCGGGCGACGGCGTGCTTGACACCCTATCGATGAAATACGCCACTCTAAACGGCACCGCGCTGACAAGCGGCCATTTCGCCGAGTTTCAGGAGCAAGGCAAGCGGGCGCTGCGCAACATCCTCGGCACAGCTGCTGCGACCTATGATTTCACCGACTACCTGGCGCTTGACGGGGCGCAGGCGGCGTTCACTGACACCGCAGGGACAACAGCGCTGACAGCCCCCGGCACGTCTCTAGGTCGGATGAATGATGCAACGGACAACGCAGTAAACGCAGTGCAGGCCAATGCAGGGCAGCGCCCATTGTTTGGGGCCGCGCCGCGTGAGGTGCGGAATCTTCTCCAAAGGACAGAGGAGTTTGATGCAAGTTATTGGATCAAGGGAGAAGCCTCTGTCATTCCCAATGCAGGAACAGCGCCGGACGGCAAAGTAACTGCGGATAAGATTGTTCCAAGCGTGGCAAACACAAATTCACACAGAGTTTATGTAGATGTTTCACAGGTCGTAAGCGTTTCCACATTTTCTGTCTATCTGAAGGCAGCTGGTTTCAACTTCGCAAGAATTACAGGCGGCACAGGGGAATCTGTCACGATTGATCTTACCGATGGCTCTATAACAAATGTGGCTTCTTCGCCCATTTCCTTTTTCAGTGAAGAAGTTGGAGATGGCTGGTATCGTGTTTCCACCACCAAAATAGCTCTTTCTGGAAATAATAGGTTACAGGTCACTCTCTATGCCACAGAAGATCAAGCCTCATTTGCTGGCGATGGTGCGAGCGGTGTGCTGGTTTGGGGGGCCCAACGAGAATATGGCGCGCTGGCCACTCCATACCAACGCGTCGGCGCAGCAACCGACATAACAGAAACCAGCGTTCCGTCCTATGGTTTTGCCCGGTTCGACAACTCCGACGATGCGCTGGCGACAGCTTTGCCGGACGGCCACACAGGCGATCTGATAATCTTTGGGCGAAAAGGCACATGGAAAGAACCGAATACCGTCGCATCGGCTGGTACGTTCACGCTGGGCGGAACCATTGCGGGCACGCCAGCAACGCCGGGCATTCTTCGGGCAACCGGCGACTTGGTCGGCTATCTGCTGGCGGGCAAGACGCTGACCAACGAGGAGACGCGGCGGCTTACGCAGTATTATGCCAGCATGGGAGCGAAAGGGCTGTTGGTTCCGGGGCCGGAACTGGTAGCGAATGGCGGTCCATTCTCCGTAACGGCTGGCTGGGTGGCAAATGTAAACGGGAACTTGTCCACCGTTGCTGATTGGTTGAGGCTAACCTCAACCGCGAGTCCTTCATTCGCTTCATTCGAATTTCCGACCATCATTGGGCGGCCATACCAGGCTTCCGGAGATTTTCGATCTAGCGCGGGTTCTTGGCGATTGGCTTTGGGTAACTCGGCTGGGTCGTTGGACTTATTGAGCAGCGCCACCAGCGGGTCGGGGAGCTTAGCGGGTAATGTGTTTATAGCGACTTCAGCCCGCACATATTTTTCCATTCGCAACGCGGCCACCACTGCTGGAGATTACGCTGAAATCAACAACATCACCGTTAAGCCTCTCAATCTAGAGGAGGCATTCTGATGTTCAGCGCAGTTTTGATTATACCGTCCGCACTCTTAACCGAAGCCAACGCGGTCGGCGCATCTATGGGATGGGGTCCGGAAAGCTACACTATCCCGCTTTCGGATGATGGCGAGGCGGTGACGCATTGGGGGTTGAGAGCTGATGTCGATGAGCAGTTTGTCAGATGGATCACGGGCGTCGACCCTTTGCCCAACCCGGCGGCGCAGCCCGTTGTTGACGCGCTGATTGCCGATTTTAGCGCCAGCGAATGGGGCGAGGTGCATTTGCTGAGAGTGCTGGCTGAAAACGAACTCGCCAAGCTGTGAGCGCCTATACCAACGCCTCCGACTGGTGCGAGCCTGTCGCGGGTATCTGCTACCGCTCAACAAAACCGCTGACATGGCTAGTGGGGAGCCTCGACACCGGCGCTGAATACACCGTGCCGGTTGGATCTGTGTTCGATGTGTCGATCCCGCGCGGATTGCACTGGTTATTCAACCCGCACGATCCCCGCTATCTCAAAGCCGCTGCCCTGCATGATTACTTCCTTGCCCTCGGCTGGGACCGCTTCACGGCGGGCGCGCAGTTTCACGAGGCGTTGAAAGCTGACGGCGTTCCAAAGCTGCGGCGGGCTCTGATGGCCCTGGCCGTTCTGTTTTTCAAATATCAATAAAGGCGGCGCTTTCGGGTAGTCGAATGGTGAGCAGTGAGCGAGCAAAAGCCCGCATCGAGCCTTGATGCGTATCGAATTAGCCAGCTCGAGCATTCCGTCTCGAGCTTGCGCCAAGCCAACACAAGACTTGCGGCCGAGTGGCGCGAAGAAAGCCGCGCGCTTCACCAGGAAATCACCGATATGAAATCCGCCGAGGCCGCGAAAGAGCGGCAACTTCTTTTGGTGGGCATAACGACTTTGGGCGGAATCGTGACGACGCTATTCGGGGTTCTTTGGGCTTACAGATCGGTGATCTTTAAATGAAACAACTGTTCTACCTGCTCGCCTTGGTCTGCCTGATCCTGTCGGGCGTTTTGGGGTTTATGGCGGTTAAATACGAGCGCCTCGATCGGACGCAGCCGATCACAAACTTTAAGCGGGTTGAGACGCTCAACAGCCCGGTAAAGGCCGGCGAGCCTTTGCGGCTGCGGATCTGGCGCGATAAAGAGCGCGACGATTGCCCGGTGCAATCCGAGCGCACGGGGATCAATCAAGATGGCGTTGTATTTGACATGCCGGATGCCGAATGGGCGGGCGGTCCAGCGCATACCGATTACCTCGATCTCAACTATCCGACGCTGCCCTATATGCCGGCCGGTGAGTACGAGCTGCGCGTCGAGCTGACATACACTTGCCCCGGCGGGCTGGAATTTAACTATACGCAGCCCTCGGCGCTGTTCCGGATCGCCGGCTAGTCACTTTCGATTTTTAAACCTCAATGGATCGCCTCGGCGGTCCTTTTTGCATTGGAGAAAGCAAATGAAATTTGTGCCGGATGTCTGGGGGGTGCTCGGGCGCTCCTATTCTATGTGGTCGATCTATCTCGGGCTTGTCTGTCTGATCCTGCCGAATGCGCTTTGGGGGGTGCTGCAGATCGAGACGGATCCCTATCCGATCGGATGGGCAGCGCTGGTGTTTTTGATCGCTGGCCTGTTCGGCCGGATCATCGATCAAAAGCGCAGCGGGGCGATCGCGCGGCTTGTGTTCCTGGGGGCGTTCGGCTTTGGCGCGGTGATGTTGGGGCTGTCTTTGGGCGGGGCCGTGGCCGAGGATCTCTATCTACCCGAGCAAACATCGACGGCGCTCGAGCCTGACGAACAGGCGCAAGCGCGCCAGGGCGGGCTGATCTGGGGGCAGGCGTCGATCGTGCCGGCGATGGCCGAGCGGCTGGATCCGGAGCCTATCGCATCGGGCCTCGCCTCGGCATCGGACTTTCTCGAGATTGCAGTGCCCTATGTCGGCAAATGGGAAGGGCTGCGGCTGGCCGCATACCGCGATGTCGTCGGGGTCTGGACGGTCTGCTATGGCGAGACAAAAGGGGTAAAGCCTGGCGATCGCTATACCAAGGCGCAATGCGACGCCATGCTCGCGCGCGAGCTGATCAGCTACCGCGCGCGGCTGCACCGCTATTTCTCGCGCGAAACGCTGGCCGGCCGGCTGCCGGTGCATCGCGATACCGCCTACACAAGCCTAGCCTACAATGTCGGCGTCGGGGGGGCAGGCGGGTCGACGGCGGTGCGCCGGTTGAATGCCGGGGATATCGCCGGCGGATGTAAGGCAATCACCTGGTGGGATAAGGCCGGCAATCGGGTTTGGCGCGGGCTGGTACTGCGCCGGGGCGAGGATTACGCGCTTTGCATGTTCGGGGTGGTCGCATGATGGGCGGGCTTAGCATGATCGAGATCCTGATTTTCGGGCTGTTTGTCCTGGCGCAGCTCGCCGATATTTACACGACGCTGCGCGCTCTGAAGCTCAAGGGCGCGACCGAAGCCAACGGCTTTATCGCGTTGCTGATGGAAAAACTCGGCCGGGGCTGGATCCTGGTCAAGCTTGGGATCAGTTTCGGCGCGGCCTATGTGATTTGGTCGGAGGGCAGCCTATGGCTTTTGGTGCTGCTCGCGGCCGGCGTGTTCGCGGTTGCCGCGTCAAACTACCGGATCATCAAAAAGCTCGAGGGGCAGCGCTGACATGCTCGGCGGGGGGCTGGTAGCCCGTTGGGGTCTGGTGGTGCTCCTGGCCGCGCTTTTGCTGCTCGGGGGCTATGCCTGGATCCTCGATCGCCACAATGGCACGCTCGAGCTGCAGGCCGCGCGCGATGCGCGCTCGATCACCGCGTTGGAAGCCGCGCGGGCGCAGGCGCGCCTTGCGGCCGATGTTGCCGCTGCGCGCGCCAAGGGGGCGGCCGTGATGCGCGACCAGGCGACGGCCGGCATCGAGCGGATCCGAAACTTGCAATTGGAGGGGTGCGCCGATGCGCCGATTGATCCTGATCTTTCCCGTGCTCTTGATGGGCTGCTTTGGGAAAACTGAATATGTGCAGTTGCGCGACGAGATCCCGGCCGAGCTGCTCGAGCCGACACCGATCTCGACGCGCCGGCCGGCCACATACCGCGAGCTCGCGATCCTGGCGACCGAGCATCTCAATTCTGCGCGTCAAGCGAATGCAGACAAGGCGGCGATCGCCGAGATCCTCGGGGAAAAAGCTGCTCGATGATCGGGTAAAAGCAATCAATCGGTTGTGCTGAAGAAGTGAAAGCAATGGAAGAGCCCGCCACCTTAATTGGTGAGCGGGCTTCTTTTTTGCATTCTGGGAGCCGGCGCGCATGTCCTCAGTTGTTCACTTGAAAACCGCACCATCCGGCGGCTCTATGCTGTCCCAACGCTCAGCAATTGTAGCGCAGGCCGCTTCCATGTTTTGAAATCGTCGGGTTGCATCCGTGGGGGCAGGGATGAATTTTCCAGATGCGCAGTCCAAGGTCAGACAGAGCTTTTCTTCTGGCGCTTTTTCATCGTCGCTGTCGATCATCTTCCTGCACCCAAAAAGTACGGAAGATTGATACTGACCGGCTTCGTCATCAAGAGGGTTGTTCTTTGCGTAACGGATCGTCAGCAATCCCGTCCGGAGACGGTTAGTGCGTGTCACACGCTGAATGCCTAACCTTATATCCGGGTTGACCCTGACACCATTCAGATTGACCTTAAAATTCTCAGGAGCTCCCGCGATTTCAGCAGTCTTTGGGAATGTGTCCAATGAAAAGACCTTTCCGTAAGCAATAAGAAAGTCTCCGTTCACGTCCAATGTGTCTCGTTCGAAGTCAGAATCTGCCATCATATCCAAGTAACGCTGGCCCTCCTTTCCAAGCGCCGATGAGTCACCCTGTCCGCTCCTAAGAAAGTTGGTAACGAAGGCTTTCGCACGGTCATGCTGGATCACTCTGGCGATTCTGGGATACTTGCAGTCGCGAATGATGGTGCGTCGGCGCATTTCTGATGCGACCATATAGTCACTTAGGTACCGCCCGTTGACTTTGGGTGTCTTGACTAGCTGATGGGTCGGCTTATCACTCATTGAAAAGACCTTTCATGGGGGCAAATATGGCAGAACTCTATCTTACCGCGAAAATCGAAGATGGTAAGCGCCTTTCAATTGCGCCGATCACATCATCAAAACTGGCAAGATGTCCAGAACCGCCGAGCGACACCAGCGGATATTTCTTGATGGAAGAGCGGGTGTCTGAGCCGAACGGGATGGTTACAATCCTTGCACGTATCGCTGATGTCGAAGCGGCATGGCGGCTGGGTCGTCTCTTCTGCATGGACTGACACGAACATTGAACGGTCTTAGTGTCCATCGGGTTGAGTCCCCTGACAAATTTCGGAAGTCACCGCTTTAGTGTTTCTCGTGTTCTAGGGTGGTGGCCTTGATCACACGGCGGAATCGGATACCTGCTGCGGTATGTCCAACCCGCCTACTGCCCCGCTATTCCCGCCCGGATGCAACTACATCAAGGTCGAGTGCGGTCCTGTGGGCATGCGGTCGAGATTAAACCGGATCAGCTGCCTGCGGGGATCCTGTGTCACGATTTCGAAAGCCGGGCGAAGTGCGGAAAGTGCGGCACCGGCTGGCCGCATGTGTCGCAGTTGCCGACGGTGCAGCAGCGTTGGTGACTTCACTATAATTTGCTTGACGCGAATACGAAATTTGCTGGCAATCAGCATGCGCGGTTTCCGGAAATTTGCCACAGGCGCAAACTTACTCCAGACACTCCTCTAGGCACACTCTGCCAAATTCGGGATGATGGACGTTGGAAGCGCAAAGAAATCCTTGGCGGCCGCTTGATGCACGTGGTCTGCTGGGATCGAAGCTGAACAAACCCTTATTCCATCCTATAAAGCCTAGACATTAACTTCGGGAAGTATCTCAGCTAGCGTCAGTCCAAAAAGATTGGCTTCCCGAGCTCCAGGCTTAATTTATTGAGTTGCTTGTTCAGACTGAGAATCACGAAGTGTTCAGTATGGGCGACAGCTTCAATGAAATCTGACATCTCATTGAGAGGAATTGCGCTCGTAATCAAATGTCTTATTAAGATTTTCTCTCCATCATCTTTTACTGCCAATGTGACCCGCGTCAGGTCGTTGCGATCGGCATGGGCGGCGTAAGTATTCCGAAGATTAATCAGGCGCTTGTGAACTGTCATACCATCATTCGTTCCTGCAAAGACCTTCTTGGCATCAAGCTTCGGAATGGCAGCGCCTGTCGAAGCATAGCAGCGGCAATAGGCAACTATGGCGGCTACAAAGAATGCTAGATGCTGGTTTACGTTCAACAAGTCTTCGCGAGGACTCGAGTGTTTCTGTGCTATCTCGAAATTGGAGCGCGCGGTCTGTAAATTCATCAGGACATGTGTCCAAGACGACAGTCTCTCATATCCACTCGGATTTAGCTCAAACCCTTCCTTCGTCATTTCTATCAAATGTAAGTTGTAGTCTTCTTCCGAAATTCCTGACATTACTAAATCACCTTTCGGATGAATGAATTAATTGAGATCAACTTTTCCGATGCCAGCTCAAAGAAAAATTTAAAAAAAGATGCAGCCTTCTAAAACTCCATCCCTATTTTACGCCTAACACAGCTCGTAGATGAGGAATAAGATCAGTTCCACACGTATTTTTTTGGGTCAAGAAGTCAGCCAACGCTTCAAAGGGTTATCCGGCACAATTAATTCCACCGACCCCGATGATCGCCAGCCAGTTTCATGGTAGAAATCACACAGATGCCGGGTCCAGTCGAAGCTCATTTGCAGGAGCTGCGCAGACACCCCGCCTAAGCACTCAGGGGAAAAGAAATCAACTCCTTCTACGTCTCGGACGAAGCGCTGGAAGTTTCCGTGGCAGATGTCATTACGAAGCTGAACAAGCTTCACTCCGTTGCGTGTCGACAGCTTTTCCCTGAAATCTGACTCTGAGGGAAAGGCCAACAGCTGGATATTCATGCCATACTCTTCAGCTGACTGCAGTAATCTATTGTGCATCACGGTGCCGAGGTCACCCCCTAGGCTAAGGCCTTTGAGCGCAGTAATTGTCGTTCGCAAACTGGCTTCGATGCCGTTCAGAAGGCCCGATAAGCCCGGTAGGTAAAGATCACAGATCAATGCATCATAGGCCTGTTGAAAATGCCAATGGAACGGGCTGGGTGCACACGCGGAAGCGAAATAAACACGCTCCATATGTTTTCGCTGAATTTGCCCTGAATCGGTGACTTCGCAGTCGACATTTGTTGATTTACCTATTGAGGTAAAGCACTTAGCCTTCAT